TTCATTGGATGAAAAAAGGTGCAACCTATAAACTTATGAAAGGTAACTATAAACCTCACAAGGGAGCTGTAAGAATGGCTAAGTTTGCTATACAGAAAAGACATGGCACTAGCTAAATCACAACGATCATTAAGAGCATGGAGTAGACAAAAATGGCGTACAAAGTCTGGAAAAAAATCCAGTGTTACTGGAGAGAGATATTTGCCTTCTGCAGCAATAAAAAGTTTAAGTGCTGCGGAGTATGCGGCAACCACAAGAGCTAAGAGAAAAGCTAAACGTAAAGGTAAACAATTTAGTAAACAGCCTAAATCTATTGCTGCTAAAGTAAGAAGATATAGACAGTTTAGCTAACTTCTGCGTTTTGAATTAATCTTGCGTACTCAACCCAAATAGTTTGGTCCAAACTCCAATATCTTTCTTTGTTTGCTTTCATGTTTATTGAGTGTGAAACTGTGGTATGATCTTGATTAAAAATTTTTCCAATACTAGACAAACTCATTCTATATTTTTCACTTAATATATTATGAATAATGCTTCTTGCTCGAACTAAATCTTGAGATCTACTTTTACTTAACAAATCATTTTTGTTTACTTCACACATAATACAAACTCTATTAATTAAAGAATCAATTTTATTTTTTGCAGGACTGCCAAACTGATAACCAATAATCTTTTTTAAGTTTTGTTGTGGTCCACTAATTGTTTTTGTAATATTTTTTTCTGCTAGTAAGTATCCGTCTTTAAATCCTACTTCATAAAGTTTTTTTTCTCTGTCTGATAAAAGATAATAAGCTGACTTTATTTTATATATAAAGTCATTGTTGTTTAATTTATTAATGTATTTTTGATAAATCTCGTTTATTGAAGTCACAAATCCCCCTATGTTTTTTGTTGTTTTATTTAATAATGTAGAACTAACTATTAAGCGTTAGCTCTTTTAGCTTCTGCGTTTTCGATCTTAACTATTCTATTCCAATGCCTTGGTATTCTTTTAAAAGCATGGAGAGTTTTCAAACACTGACCAGAATCTTTATGTTTCAAGATCAATTGAAACTCTTTCTCTAGTTTATCGTAAAGACGCAATCTACTGTTGCTCTTCATCCTTCTCCTTTTTTACTTTTGTAAAATCTAATTTTATATTCTTGATCTTACATTCTACAGGTTCTCCTTGTGCGTTAGGATCTGCAGCTTTCTCTGTACTCTCAAATCTTTCAACAAGTACGAAACTTGCCTCGCCAGATTTAATTCGTAAATACTTATCCTTTTTTATCATTTTTGTCTATATCTTTCTTGTGTAAGTTAAATGCCATGTCATTATACACTGATAAATCAGTATAATTATCAGCTTTAAATCCTCTAGTGGTTCTAAATAATTTAAGCGTCATCATTAGTTGTGCGACCTGGTGTGGTTTTATTTTTTTTTTTAAATTGGCGGCTAATATTAAAGTAAACAATTCTGCAAGTATAGTAAAATTGTACTGATAATCTCCGTAATCTTTCTCTCGATCTTGGATGATCTTCTTTTTGATCTCGTTATTTATGTCTGTTACTTTCATGTTTTATTTAGAGTGTGCCAAGGAAAAACAAATAGAGAGGCAGCAAGAAAGGGATAGGCTGCTAAAAAGTTCTCAAAAAACCTCGACACACTCAATATACTTTTTTACCTAGTATTAAAAAGTATACTCATCACTAGCATTATTATTGCCAGATGAAAAGTCATTTTTCTTACCAGACCCAGAAGGTGTTAACTTAATTGTTAATCCACCCGAAACTTTATTTCCTTCTTTATCTTTTGTTGGAAATGCAGCCTGGTTATACCATTTACCATTTATTTTAACCCCAATGGTCCAGTTTTTGCCTTTAGCTTTTTCGCTCATATTTGGCGGACCAACATAGACTGGCTGATTGCTTTCAGCTCCATCCCACTTGGGATTTTTTACTAAGTTAATGTATATATTTTCGGAATTATTATCCATTTTTTCTCCTTATGTTTGCTACATTGTTATTCAATGTAGATCCCGTAGTTAATCCTACAGAATTCTCTTCTTCAAAATCATCAATAACATTTTTATTATTGAACTCTTTTGTAATTTCTTGAACGTATTTATTATTATCAAACTTACCTAAGAATACATCAGCGTTTAAACCTAAGTGACTAAATGCTTTTGTTAATGCATCTGTCATAGCTTTCTTTGGTGCTTCATCATCCAAACCACCTTTTCTATGACCTAGTGGAGCAACCGAAGATACTGGACCATACTCATACCATTTACCCTCTAAGCAATATTGAATTTTTATTTCAGCAAAAACTAATTTTTCTGTGTAGTGATAGTTTGCAGCATAAGACCAACCTTTACCCACTGGACCAAATGCTTCTGTCATATTTTTTATTTGATGCATAGCATCGATTGTAGTAATTTTTTTTCCGTAACTACTTGGTGCTGATTTAGTATGATCTGGATTTGTTTTTTCTAATTTATTCCATATCTCCATTTTTTTATTTGTCATGTTTTTATACTCCATAGTTTATAGATTAGTTTTTTTTGATCCTCTGTTAAATCTCTATAGTAGAAAGGATGATCCATATCTGGCGGTTCACACATCAATGCAAGTTTTTCAATGTCTCCCTCACAGTACATAATCATCTTCTCCCACAATAAAATTTTTTGTATCATTTTATTATAAAGATATTCCAGGTGATCGTTCTTCATCAACTCATGGCTGTCATCAAAAACTTTTACTTCCTTATCGTTTGTATAAACAAGATAAGGTTTTTTCTTTGTTGCCATGTAGTAGAATGAAGTCTGTGTTAAATGATCTATCTGCGGTTCTTCTGGAAGATCCTGCGATCTCATTTTAAATTCATCTTTGTTTCTAACTTTAGAAGTTCTAGGTGGTTTTGTTTTAAGTTCTATAAAAATATTTTTTGTTTCGTAATCTATTCTTCCTGTAATTTTTTTTATCATCAACTCTTCCGAGTGATCAATATATCTTTCGCAAACTAATTTATTATCTCCAACTATATCTTGTACAATTTTTTTAGTTAAAGAAATACATGGCTCTGCATATTTTATAACTTCTTCTCTGCCAAATTTATCTCTGTCATCTACTGGTAGTTTTGAATGAAACTCTTTTAGTTCCTCCTGGTAAGCCACCTCTCTATCCCACTCTGTTAATCTCTTTCTGCCTTCAACATATAAAACGTGTGCTAACATTTTTTGTACTGTGTTGTTAATTAAGTTTCCAAAATCACCTGGGTATCTAAATGGAAACTTGCGTCTTACTTCTTGAGGAAAGAAATATTTAATAATGTTATTTGCAAAAGGTGAGCTTGTTGAGGAATAGGACCAATGATCCAAACCTTCACCACCATTATAAAAACTAAATGCTTTTTCTATTTTTTGTAAATCCATGTTTTTTTTTATTGTGCATACCATAAACTAATCTATTGTCAAACTAAATATCTTTGTTATATATAACCAAAAATACAACTAAAAAGGACAAATAAATATGACACTTAATGAATGGAGACTAAAAGAAAAACTATCCTATTATAATTTAGGACTTAAATTAGGATATAAAGGTATCAATCCTGCAACTAACGCTCAGAGAATTTGCTTAACTGTAAAAAGTGATAAGCGTTTTCCCAAACCTCATGTTGTAAGAAAAATAAAAGAGTTAACTAATAATGAAGTAGATTACGAGGATTTGTATGACGCATACTACGAAGCCACAAAATAAATTTAAATATAAACGAGTTAAAATTTATTGGTTAGATATTATATCAAACCCAGATTGGATGAACTTACAAACAGCAAAGGAACAAGTTCCCTCTATTTGTGAGGATACAGGTTATTTATTATACAAAGATACAAAGAAATTAGTTATCTTTGCATCGCATAGCTTTGATGATGACGGCTCACTTACTGTTGGTAACACCACAGTTTATCCAAGAAGTGTTGTTAAAAAGATAGAGGTATTAAAATGATAAATGTAAATGATAGAGTTATTAAAAACTTAAAATACTTAATGAAAAAAAATAATTTAAATCAAAACAAACTTGCTAAAATTTTATGTCAATCAAGACAATCAATTAGTTATTATTTTATGAGACAAAGAAATATACCTTTAAAAAAAATAGAAAAACTTTCTAATAT